CATCTTCTTACCAAGTTCTTCAAATCCCAATTTTTCAAGTATCCATCCACCTAACCATGAAAGACCATCGACGAGTGAACCTACGAGACTATCAAGCATACCCCAGAATGCACCCTTAATACCACCAAGGATACCATCTTCTTTGAATCCCTTGATGAATCCCTTGATGCCACCAATAAGGCCCAGGATAAGAGTGATGGGAAATCCCAAGAATTTGAACAACACAGAGCCAATCATCCTGAATGATTTAAATAATGGACGGAGACGTCTGGTCCATTTCATTATGAAATCCAAGATCCCTTTGAATATCTTACCAATACCACCTTTTGCGCTAACTGAGGCATTTAATTTACGAAAAATATTACCAATGAAACCCAATGGACCCTGAGGTGCAAAGAGGCCCTTTAGTACATTAAAGGCCTTAGATTTTTTAATACTACCGCCGATTCCACGAAGCAGATTGCCAATACCACTGAAGAAGTTCTTAATACTCTGAACCCATTTCCCATTCAGGACCTTTTTCTTCTGGTTTCTGAAAAAGTCTCCTATTGATGAAAAGAAACCAGTCAGACCTTTCCACAATCTGGTATTCTTAACCCATGCAATTGGTTTGGCGAAGATCTTGCCGATTGACTGAAATATCGCCTTGAATATATTAACACCTTTTTTGACTCTTGCGATCGTATCAGTAATGATAAGTGCAAGATCCGCAATACCAAAGGTAATGAAGAGCCATTTTAGAAACCCACTTTTCTTGGCTTTTGCTAGATTCTTATCAGAGACCTTGCCTTTATTCTGTTGCAGTAGGTAATTAGCGATCTTTTCAAATAGTCCTTTCTGTTCTCTCCTATCTTCTTTTTCCTGAAGATCTTTGTCCGCCTCTTTTCTCTGAGCATCTTCAAACCTCTGTATCTCTTTCTTCGTGAGATTCATCTGTGAGGTCGCCAGACCTTTACTCATCATCCACTGATCACGAATAAATTTGTTCTCTTTTTGTTGTCGGTCAGAAACAAACTCAACGGCTCTACTAATTACCCCTACTCCGGTTGCAATTCGCTCCAGCTTTTCGCTATCTTTAACTGCAATTGCGGATTCTTTCGTTCTTTGAATAATTGGTATGGCCATTATTGCTGTTGCTTGATTCTTTTCTCTTCTTCTTCAAGATGGTTCATCAACAATGTCACATAAATTTCCCTTTCCCATGGAATCATATTATCAAGTTCACTCAAACTATATTTATGATTCTGAGCCATATAGAATTGCGTTTTGTAGTAATTCTCTAGACTATCATGGGAAAGGCTTATCCAAAAAAAGCTTCGGTTCCTTCAATTATATGGATATTCTCTTTGCCACAGGAATCACATTTGAAATCAATCTCTTCCCGAACCTTTGGAATATTCTCAAGGTATTCAACCATCTGGTCGACCTGTTTACGACTCAATGACTCAATAAAGGTATCAAGTTCTTTTGGTGTGACCTCACTGTGATGGTATGTCTGGTTACTATCAAAAATAGAGTCAATACTAATACGAAGAATCGACATCATATCGTCTGTAATTGCGGCATCATCTGATGTCTGAAATGAATCAAAATCTTTGATCTGAGCATGCCGTAGATTCACTCCAACCTCATTATTCAATTTGATCGTACTGGCAAGTTTCTTCTTTGGATATTTGATGTTTATGTTATCGACATTGATCTCAATCGGATGGCGTTTATCACACTCCTCGCATGGTAGCTGCAATTCTACTGTCTCACCCACACTCTTTGCTCTCAATTTCAGGAAGATGAATTCAAGATCATACATCGTGAGAGTATCGGGCTCTAGTTTATCGAAGGTACATGCCTTGATAATTTCCTTCATTGCATTGATGATTGTCTTTTGATCCTTTGTCTCTTGGGCAATCATCAGGACCTTTTCTTCCTTGACCAAGAAGGGACGGAACTTGACCTTCTTCTTAGTAGAGGGGACTGTCAATTCATATGTGGGGGTTTCTAATACTGGTAGTGGCATAATATTATTTTCTGATTATTATATGAGACGTCGTAGACTACCTACAACTTGATTTCTAACACCATTTATCAATGTCTTAAGTGATCCCTGTTCCTCGAAATCTTCATAGGCCCAGGTCACTGATAATTTCTGGTATTGATCCGTGGCATTATTATCCAATGGTACAGATTGAACCGTGACTGGAAATGCATTACGAAGCTTGATACCATAGGTCGGTAGATTCTTTTCGTCGAGCTGTTGAATTATGACATCAGAATAATATTTGCTCTCATAGCTAACACGATAATCTTTTTGACTCACGATAGATGCCTGCCAACGATCAAAAATCTTGCGCATATAATAATCTGTCGATAGAGTGAATACCATCGAAACATCATCTGTGGTATACCCATAAGGAATCTTTGATGTAAACCAATCTTGATTCGAGGCATAATCTACTGTCGTGATCTGTCTGCCCGGAAGGGAGGTCGATTCACACAGCAATGCCATATCTCGTGGATCATTGACCAGAGAACCCAGGGAGAATGTACCACTGAGGGCAGATCTCGCAACCTCCTGTAGATCCAGGTTCAGGAGTGTCTGCTGTGGTGGTGTGATAATCACGGCAAATCTATTTGTCTTGGCAAGACCACCGTGTTTGGAAATCGACGATTTGAAGTCATCGATTGTATTTGGATTGACAATATTTTTAAGTTGAGTAAGAAGAGCCATGGTTATTATCCTCTGATGATTTTACGTGATTCTCTCCAGACAAAATCTCTCTTGGCACCAATGAATGAATCAGATGGTAGAAAGAGAACCGCTTCCCACTCACTGGCGGGAACAAAGATTGGTTTTGATCTCATATATGCCGTGAGGTATCTCTTAAAGCATGGTTGAAATTCTTTATATTTCGTCACGCCATTCAGTATATCATACGAGATCTTGAGTTTCGTCTTACTATTAAACTTATCATTATTCGCAACATCCAAGAGCTTGTCAAAGAATATTGCTCGAATCGTAGGTGGCAGGTAATGCAGATTGATTCCATAGAAACCTTTTGGTGCAGGATCGACCATAAAGATCAGTGGGAATCTATCATAGTATGGAAGGGTATCCTTGTGCTTTGCCTGATACCGAAACATGTACATCTTACCCAATACGGTCCGGTTTTTTTCCTGGAGTAACTCATCATCAAGCAATTGTCTTCGGTTGACATTCTTGATATTCTGTACTCTCCGGCGAAACCACTCCAATGATTTCTTGCTTCGAGGTTCAAGTCCCTGACGAGACGCCTCTCTTTTTAGATTTTCGAGATAAGATGGCATTTTCTCTATTTATAGGTCAGGTCAGGATACGAATACCTAATTTTTTAAGTGTATCTTCTGTCCAGACCTGAAATATCCACCCACGATTCTCACAATAATCTTTTGCTGCATCCCACTTAGAAATATTCTTGGCATATGTCATTACCTCTGTGAGATACCTCTTGGTCTGTCTCTTGGGTTGTGGAGGTGGTTGTGTCTGTCTCTTGGGTTTAATCTCCACAAGATAGACCTGACCATCGTGTAATCGAATATACAGATCCATGAAGTATCGGTGTGGTTTCCCATCTGTCTTGCATCGATAGGGAATCACTACCTCCTCACTATTCCACTCCAAGACATCAGGGTTATCATCCAACCAACGAAATGCCTGACGTTCCCACAGAGATCGGTAGAAGATCTTTGTAGGATCACCACGGTACTTTTTCGTATTCTTTGGTCGGAATTTACCTGAATATGCCATATAAATAAGGACAAAGATATTTATTACCACCACTATTATGGCAACAAGAATTCGTAAATTCCCAACAAATATCCCACCGGATCGTCCAGTGATACAATTCTCATGTAAGCCATACAAAACTGGAGAAACAGACGGTGAAACACGAGATCTAGGTCAAACTGTAGCCAATGCTCAACAAACGTCAGCATTCGGTGCGGCTGAAACCTTTGGTGATATTGATATTTTCTTTCCCTGTCCTGGCAATATTTCTTTTTCTGATACCGCAAATTATCAAACCGGGAGTGCAGATATGATTAGCACTTTACTTCAGAAGATGACAGGTACGGGTGATACCCTCAGTGCTGCAGGTGATATATTGGCAGGTGGAGTAGATGCCATCACAGGTGGTAATATCGATATATTGAAAGATCAAATGAAGAAGGGGTTTGGAGACTATAGTGGAGCAGATGCAGCTGCTGCATTAGGTGCTGCTGCCCCTGGTGATGCTGGTCAAGAAATTCAATTTGAGACCAAGACGATAATGGATCCCAGAATCAATACAAGATTTACCGGAAACGGTATGAGAAATTTTAGTTTCAACTTTAAGATGATCGCAACATCTGAGCAAGAATCAATAATCGTCAAGGATATCTACAATGCATTTCGTAGATATTCATATGCAAAAAGGATTGGTGCAATTGCACTGTCATATCCACCATTATGGACAATCAGATTTTTGATAGCACCAGAAAACGGTGCCAAAGAAAATCCATTCATTCCAAAGATTGGTCAGTGTTACCTGAATAATGTGGGCACGACATTCAATTCCACGAATAACTCTTGGAGGACAAATAATGCACCATTGGAGGTCGATCTCACACTTGCATTCCAAGAAACTCAGGTGCAGACACGAGATGACATAAGTGAATTGGAGAAAGATAATGTAGATCGAACCGGTGGAGGTAAGGTTGGTTTTCTTAATTCACTACAAGGCAATTTTAAGAAATCTGTAAATAAAAAATTAGACTCCCTGAAGAACGAGGTCAGGGATATCTTTAGATTCTAATCATGGCATTTTTCGAGCAATTCCCCAAACTAAAGTACGATACCAATCTTGATGGTATTCAGAATGACCTCACGGACATCTTTCGGTATGTCGATGTGATCGAAGATATCGCTGATGACATCTATGGATATTCATTCGCGGAGATCAATGATGGTGAGAGACCAGATCAATTATCCCAACGATTGTATGGCACACCTGATTATTACTGGACATTCTTTATCACGAATGATCAACTCAAAAATGGTCTGACAGATTGGCCCAAGAGTTCAAATGAACTAGATGACTATATCAATTACATCTATGGAGATGAGTTCGGTGTAATCTCTGTACCGGATTCTCGCATACAAGGATCTACGACAGATGATCTATCTCTTATTGGTACATATGAACTATTGAATGATCCAAAGTACAAAGACAAACTCTATGTCTTTGCCTCAAATGACGCAGATACAGAAACCACAGCGATTATGAAGCTTGTGGAATTTGATGAGAAGAGATATCAACTGTGGGTCGATAAGACAAAACAATACTATCCACCAACATTACCTACTCATCCATTTGATTTTGGTGCGAACTACACACCATCTAATGATATTGCACCAGATAATCTTCGTATCTGGTACAAACTGGAAAGAGATTACGGATGGTCTTTTACCGATCCAAGCACTGTTACCGTGAGTGGTTCTCTCGGTACTCTAAA